TGGCAGGAGTGGGTCCGTTAAAAAAACGCTGTGAGTGGTTGCTTCTATTTTCCTTGCTGGTGTTGGGTTTGCGGTGCGTTCGCGTTGTAAATGCACGCCGAACTGTTGACCACGTCGGCTGTTGCATGGCTTACAACTGGGCACCAAGTTATCGAGCGCGTGTGAACCGCCGCGTAATGGTTCTAGTAGGTGGTCTGCGGCTGTTGCTTCGCGTTGTCCGCACCAATGGCATAGTGGGTTATCGGCTAGTAGTCGTTTGCGGTTGGCTAGGTATTCGGTGTTGCCGTTGTGCGCTGCCATGTTTACCGTACTTTACCTATGTTGTGTAATGCGTTTATATTTGCTTCGCCTAAGCCGGCTAGTAAGCATGCAAGGAATATCGAGCCGCCTCCACCTTTAGGGTCATTAAATTTTAGGTTCCAGGGCAGTCTTACTATTGCGGCTTGACTATCCCACAATTTATCAAACCATGCAGATTTTGAAAATGGTAGAAGTGCTATTCCGTTTGCGTGGTCTAACCATTTAGCAACCCACATACCTGGGTTAGAAAATGGGGGGTTCATGAATACCGAACCGGTCCACGGTTGTATTAGTCCGTCGTCTAGTTGGGTAAAGTATTTGCGGCATGGTGTAAAGGGTGGGCCGTTTGGTGGGCTTGCTACGTCAATGTCGAAAGTTAGTTTTAGTTCGGCGAATATCCAGCTCGGGGTGTAGTAATCGTTGCTGGTTAGTTCGGTTTGTGCAATCCCGAACAGGCTTAGTTGTGGCCCGAATTCTGAACCATTGGCTACCGCGCCCGCAGGCGGGCTTGCTATCGGTTCGTTGTGTTGTAGTTCCATGTCGGGCTAGTCCTTTTGTGTCGGTTTGTTATCGGTTTGTTTGTGCGTGTTCTTAAAGCCTAATGCGGTAATGCTCTACCCGACGGGCTGCCTCAATCCGTCTACCTTGCATTACGCCTGATTATGTTTACAGGCCGCTCCGACACTTCGCGTTTCTACCCTTGCGTATCAGTTTTAACGCGTGCCGGTCTAACGACGTTCCCGTCGATTAACCCCGCGCCCTGCGAACGGCGTACGGTCTTGATACTTGCCAGTTGTTAAGTCTGTTATTTATCGGTGCGCGATAGTAACACGGCACACGTCACCATAAAAGCAACTGCTAACCAGGCTTTAAATGTCATGGAAACGCCCGCCGTAAGGCTTCGAGCGCTAAATATAATTCGTCTTGTGATGTTTCTAACGCTTTAGTTGTTTCGTCTAATAGCCGTTTAACTTCGTCTAGCTGTTGGTTTGCATAGTCGCGTTCGCGCGCTATTGCCGACATATGGTCGTGCAATCTGTCGTACTCGTCGTTTGGGTTCCTCATGATTTCCAAGCCTCGATTACTTTAGACGCCTGGCCCATTGTCAAGGTTTCTAGTACCACGTCGTCGGCGTTTAGTAACAGCTGTATTGCTTCAAGTGTTCCCAGGTCGTCTAATTCCCTGCCTTTAGCAAGCGCTTTAATCATGTAAAGCTGTTTGGGGCTGGCGTGTACGCCGCCGCTTGTGGGTGCCCGCATAGGCGTTATGGTGGCTTCGTGGCCGTCTAAACGCGCTTCAACCTCGTTACGGCTAGCAATCGACTTACTAACGCCGCAACCCATATAGCCCAACGCGCGCCCTAAAGCCGATGTCATGCCTACCATGTATTCGCTGCGCTTCGTGTATGGCGTGTTTCCTGGGAACGGTTCGGCGGCAGACGCTATAACCGGTATTGGGTCTGCCATGTCGCGCCACACGGTTACGGTGCAACGAATAAACGTCGAGCCGTCGGGCATTGTTATTACTTGGTTATCGGTTTCTTGTATGCGTAAATCGGGCCAGCGCTTTAATGCTTCCGCTAGGCGAGTTGGTACGTCTACGTAGTTATCTAGGTTAAAGGCCATTGGATACCACCACGTCGCAATTTTCTACTTTTAATAACTGTGCCGATTTAAAAAATGCTTTAGCGGCAAAATGTCCAGTTTCATTTTTTGGCATGGCGCATATAGACAAAACGTTAAACAGCCACTCGCCAGCGTCTAAATCGTCAGGGTCGTAATCGTGCATTGAAACTAACAATGTAACTTTTTGTAGTTGCAAATTATTTGTTTCTACTTTTTCGTTCATGTCGGGTATCTTTCTGTAGTCGGGTTTATTTCTTAAATGTACCGTAGCACACGGTAGTTACACGGTAGGTAAATCCTCGATAGGTTCTAGCCGGTCCGTTGTAATCCAATAGGCGCCGCCGCTTGTGTCTGCGTTGTCTTGTAGCCAATGGGTTTTAGTGGGTATTTGGTGGCCCCATGTCCAACCCCTAATTTTGTAGTGGCAATCAAACAGCTGCACTAACACAAACGGGCTGGCCTTAAAAGTGGTTGCCTGGTTGCGGGGAACTATTAGGTTTATTTCGTCGTTTATGCAGCGTGTTGACTTAATTTGATATACGCCTACGTCACCTACAGCCCAGGCTTGTTGGTCTAGTGGTATGCCGAAATGGTCTGCGAACACTATTTCGCCTAGCGCGCCGTCTATGTATTTTTGTAGGCCAGGTGCGAATTGTTTACGGGCGCCGCTGGGGTGGGCGCCTTCGCCGTAACTGTTGTAGTTGGTGGTTCCGTAACTTATTGCGTCGGCTAATTGCTGTTCGGTGTAGAGCCGTTCGTATGTTTCTTGCATGGTGTCGGGTCCTTTAGTGGTTTGCGTTTGGTACAGGCTTTCAAATCTTTATGGCTGTATAACTTTTTTGTTGGGTTTGTTTTGTGGGGTGTTTCTTTTAATGTTTGCCCGCACAAGTCGCAAATCATATACCAATAATTACGTTCATCGCGGCGGTGATTACAGCTGCACTAAATCGGTGTTCGTCGCTACCTGATTGCTTATATTTTTCGCGCAATATGGCTAACTCGTCTAGCAATATCGAGTGGTCGACGGGCTTAGGTGCTGGTACGAAATTTGGTCTAAATACTTCGTCAACAAAATTTTTAAATGTTTCTGCGTACTTTTCTGTATACATATGTCGGGTGCTTTCTGTTAGGCCTGGGTCGGGTATTGGGTATTCGGTCATAGGTTAGGCAAGCGCCACGGACCGTACCCCGAATTATGCCATATGGCTAATGCGGAGTTTGTGTTAATTACAGGGTCGAATAGTTGTTCGCACGTTTCTAGTATCCCCTGGGCTTGTAGCCAGCCTGTAGGCCAATTGGTGTTTGGTCGGCACCAAAAGCCGTTTATCTGATACAAGCCATAGCTGCCGCCTGCCGTGTCTTTAGCGTTATAGGCGTCTGTTTTGCAGTGGCTTTCGCGGTAAATAATGCGCGCTACGGTGCCCATTTCCTCTAAAGGCCAGCCCGCTTGTTGGGCAAGTTGTAGCGCATATTGGCAATCTGTTAACGGTGCAAGCGTTGTAGTTGTTGTTATAGGTAAAGGCGTCAAACTGACCGTAACGGGGGGCGTTACAGGCAGGGCGCTAGGCGCGTTGTAAGCGTCGTAGGCGCACGCTAACCCCGTCATGCTTATAGTTACAGCCGTAAAGATTTTGGCTAGTAAAAAGTTCATGCAATACCCCTTTTTTTCGTCGGTCTTAAAACCGTAGTAGACGCCTAGGCGCTAGGTGGTGATACTGGCTGCAGACCTTGTAGGTATTGGGTTACAGGTTCGGGGATTTTGTCGCCAGGGTAGTAAAACCAATGCCAAGGTTCGGCGGGCATGACTTCAAGCGACCAGCCGAATTTTGGGCCGTGTTCGCACATAAACGCCCACGTTTCGCCTTCCATGTTTGCAAAATCTACGGCTAACCCTAAGTTGTGGCGGCTTGTGCCAGGTGCAGCTAGTGGGGCGTTGCCTGGGCGTAGGTAATACTTTTTGCCTTGCCAAGTACGGGTAGTTGCGCCCTCGATAGGTTGCAACGTGTAACGCTGTAAAAACCCTGCGGTTTGTTGTGCTATGGACCGGTACGTATCGCCTTGCGAAATGGGTTTAAATTGTTTGATACCTGCAGCGAACGCGGCGGCGCGTAGTGCGTTGTATGCGTTGGCGGCGCGTGGGTGCAACTTGCCGAACGGCTTTATGTCTACGAGCATATTTGCGGGTAGTTCGCCTGGGGTTATATGGCCCAGCGTGGCAGGTAATACCAGTTTTTTTACTGGCGGCACTACCACGGGTTTAGGGGGCTGGGGTGCCATTAGTCGGCTCGGCTGGTTTACGTTTTAGACCGTTAGCCGCTACAAGGCCGCTTAGTGTGCCGGTCATAAACACAGTGAGGGTCGATAGCAGGTCGATAAATTCGGCGTCGTTTGGTGACTGTTCTAACGGTTGGGTAACAAACAAAAGCCCGTAAACGAAACCTATAACGGTAAGTGCAAACGTCACGGCGATAGTGCAACCTACAAACACAATCATACGCGCGTGCAAGTGTTCTATTTCTGCTCGTTTCTTATCCATTAGTTACCCTTTCGCATTGGACCATTGTATTACAGCGCGTCATTGGGCCGCTTTTAGGTGCGTTTTGGCGTGTCGTTTCGCACGCGGTCAAGACAAGTGCAAGCATGACACTAGCCAAGTAATAGCGCGGTCTCATTGGCTGTAATTTCTAAGGTCATGCAGGCCCAATGTCCTCAACAATAATTCTGCCTGTGGTATCTGCACCGCGATAACAAGCTCCCGCTCCCGTGTTAACTACGGCAGTTCCGACTAATACAACTGAACCAGCGGTAAAAGTTTGAATAGTAACAAGATTTAAAGGTTGCGACCCTGCGGTGGCGCCTGTTGCTTGATATTGACCTTGTTGGTAAATTGTTCCTGCGGCGTTAGTCAACCGAATTTTTAACGTAATGTAATTACCTGCGCCTGCAGCTGGCGTTGCTATCGGTTCAAAGTAAGTAATTTTGTAATAACGGTTTGCAACCGCCGTAAAAGTTGACGCGGTTACTTGTACCGCTTCGGTAGTTCCAATTGCGCTATTACTACCAATTGAACCTTGCCCAACAATGCCACGCGGAAAACGGTTCTGCTCTGCCGCTGTAAGAACTTGACCAGCGGTAAAATCGGTGTTTGGGTTAATTGCCATTGTGCCTACTTTACGCTAAAACTGGTTGCGGGTCTTGGATGTCTAACTTACCGTAAATTGGGTCATCTAAAACAAACTCGTAAACAATGACCGTGGCCGACGTATAAAACGTGACCCGGTGGCCGCTGTTGACGTTTACCGATATTTCGATACCTTCAACCGCTAGCTCTTGGGCTACTTCGCCGCCTGTAATTGTGTTAGTAATTGTTATTGTGTCGCCAATGTCAACTAGCGCCAAGGTTTCGCGTTGCGCTGTTGTAAGCATTAAATAATCGGTTTGCACGGCGTTAAACGTGGCTTCGGGTTCGCCAACTAACAGGTAATTAGCCAGGGCTAAAGCTGCGGCGTCATTATGTAAAAGGCTGTTAGTAATGCTTGTATTTTGAATTAGGTACTTAGCCTGGCTTACCAGGTCGTCGGCAACCTCGGGGCTTGACGCTCCTAAATGTTGGATACTGGCCCTGTTTACGATTAGGTCGGCGTTAAAAATAATGCCTAACGAGTTATACGGTATGTTTGTTCCGTCGTCGTGAAAATCTGCAACGCTACCCGACAAGGTTTGACCTACGCGCGGTTGCGCCGTAAAATCGCCTGTACGTGATATAAAAATACGGCCCTGCTCGGCGGCTTGTATTTGGTCAATATATGCTTTTACGTTTGTACCCTCGGCCACGGTGTAAGCAGCAGCCCCGCCCAGCGTTTGGGTGCCTGTTTCAATGTCACGGGTTAAAGCCGGATAAGCAACCTCGGGTAAATCAAGTACGGCAGACAAGCGAGCGCTCGATAGTTGCTCGCTTACGTTAAATTCGGCTAACGCTGTTTGGGCTAACAAATAAAAGTCGTCGGCGCAATACACGGTAACTATATTTTGTTCGCCCAACTGGTACGAATAATCATAATTAACTATTTGACCTCTAAACAATTCAACAAACGTGCCAACGCCGTTGTATCGACCAAACGACACTTTACGTAACGGTGCCAGCGTAAATTCCTCGTTGGGGTCCACGTACGGGCTAGACGAATACAACGGGTTTAGAGTGCCGCCTGCCAGGCTGTCGTTTAAGTTAAATGACATTGTGCCAGCGCTAAATTGGTCGCCTACATCACGACGCCCGCGCTTAATGTTTACATTTGTTGAATATTGCAACATTGGCGCAAACTCTGTAGTACCGGTTAAGACAAATTGCGTATTGTCTAAAACGCCTGACGTCGGATTATCTAAACGAAAACTATTAACCAAAAAACCTGTATCTATAAATAGTTCGTAATCGCCACTTTCAATTACTGACGTAGCCATTACGAAACCGCAATATTAGCTGGGCCTGCAGCCCTGTTATATGCTCGAATAGCGTTTACAACGGCTTCGCCAATTTCCGCGCTGGTACTAATACCACCTTGCACGTTTACCGTTACCGCGCCGCCAGGACCGCCGTAGTTTGTATCAGGTCGATTTATTGTGGCTGCCGCCGATTGACTTATAGCCTCATTGAACCCAGCCGAAATGCCTTTAATATCTGCCAATTTAAGGTTTTTGCCTGCGAGCTTCTTTTGTGCAACGCCAAACGCGGCTTGTACGCCGTTTAAATAACTTTGGGCATTAGATACGCCCGCGCCATACCACTGGTCCGCAGCAAGTTTGCCTATCAAGTCGGCGGCAGTTTTAGCGCTTTCAACTAGGGCGTTAGTTTCACTAATGGCGGTAGAGCCGCCTTTAATAAGTTCTAGGGCAATAGCGGCGCCGCTGTCACCTCCTGCGGCTAGTACGGCTTGTAATGCGTCTTGGGATAGTCCAGCCTTTAGTAGGGCTTCAACGTTGGTGCCGTATTCCTTTATGCCTTTAACTTGTTCGCGTAGACCGGACAGAAAACCCGAGCCTGTTTCGTCGCCTGCGTTTTTAGCGTCTTTAAAACTAAACCCGTCTTTAACGCTTGTAGAAACGCTGTTAGCAAAATCGTTAAACGCGCCTTGTGCATTGTCTAAACCTGTTTTTGCTATGTCGAGCGCTTTAGTCAAATTTTCTTGTAATGCTTTAGCGGCGTCGGTTACTGCCGTATTAACTTTTTTTGCGCCGTCGGAAACTTTAGGTAATTGGTCTGCAACTGGGGCAAGTTTGCCGCCCAGCATTTCTACATATTTTGCGTAGCGTTCGGTTTGTATTGCTGTTGCTTTTGTTTGTGCCGCATTTTCGGCCATTTTTTTATTTAATTCGCCTATGTATATATCGGCGGCGCTTATTTGTAATTCTAAATCAAGTAAGTTGTCGTTGATTTCGCCGCCTGCTTTTTTAATTGCAGGTACTAACTGAACAAGGCCTAAAGTAAGTAGCGATAAACCGTTATAGGCGTGCATAGCCATTTTGTTATATTCGTAGGCAATTAACGCGCCCCATTTTTTTACGTATGCGCCGACAATACCCATTTCATCTAGGAACACACCAAGCGCTCCCGTTAAACCTTTTTCACCAATTGCTGCAATTGCATTACTGGCGGCGTCGGGTAGTCGATTTATTGCGTCTTTAACGTATTTGTTGTTTATGATTGCGTAGCCGATAGTTTCATTTAATTCTGCAAACACAATGCCTAGGCGTTTTAGTTGCCCTTCGTAAGTGTTGGCTGCAGCTTCTGCCGCGCCGCCAAACTGTTTGTTTAGTTCGGCTTGTGCTTTTCCAAAATCTTTAGTTTTAATAATGTTGGGGTCTAGCGCTATGCCTAGTTTTGTTAGACCGCCTAAATTGCCGTTGTAGGCCTTGCCCAGGGCAAGTGACACGGTTTCTAAGTCGCGCCCTGTACCTGCGGCCACGGAAACAGCCAAATTTAATAGGTCTTGCCCTACGGTTAAATCGTTAGTTGCACGTACTAGGGAACCCAGCGCTGGGCGTAAAGCGTCGTCGGCTACGCCTGTAGCCAGTTGCATTTTGCTTATAAAATCCTCGGTGGCGGCAATAGTTCCGCGCGACGCGCCCGTAGTGTTTTGTAACTGTTTGGCTAGTAGCGCTTGGCTTTTTTGGTCCTCGATAGCTGCGGCTACGGCTTTAGATAAACCTGCAACTACTAAACCGGTTGACGCGGCAAAAGCGGCGCCTACCGCTACGCCTGTTTTGCCAAACTTGCCAAACGCTTTTTCGGCAGCCGAAATTCCTTTATCGGCAAACGAGGTGATAATTGGAATATTTATGCCAGCCATTAGCGAACCCTCATTTGTCGATTAGTGACCGTCATAACTTGCTCAACTACTTTTAACACTTCGGCTGTTACGGCTGGTTTGTTTTTGTCTACGGCAACGTCGATAACGCGCGGGTTTTTGCCTTCCTCTACGTTTAGGTTTGTAACAAATTGGCTACTGGTGTTGCGGCCTGCGTGGTCATAAATGACGCCTGCAGCGTCGGCGCTTTGTACGGTCATTAAACGGTAAGGTTTTGCGCCAAATACCACTTGTTCGGTATATCCGCCACGGTCAAAATTGACATAGCGCTCTTTACTTCCGCGTACGCCTACTTTGATTTTAAAGCCTCGTTGTACGGCGTCGGTGCGCCAGGTAGTTTCACGGCCTTTAACTAGGTTGCCTCGAACCATGCCGGATAGCGGGGCGCCGTTGCCTTTTGAGTTGGGGAAACTTGCCACCATTTGGCGGGCTTCACTTAGGATAGACGCGCCAGCGGCCTTAATTTGTTTGGTCACTAAACGACGATATTTAGGGTCTATGTCGTTCAACAATTTTAAGGTTTCTTGAATACCCTCAATTTGTAACGGCAGTTGGCCCATAGCGTTTACTTTCGTTGTTTGTTGTTGTCTGATAATACAGCAACAACGGTAGCCAAGTCGTCTATGTCAAAAGGTATTGACGGGGGCCACCACGATATGGCTACCAACAGTTCGGCAAGTTGGCGCCCGTGGGTGCCCCTTAGGTGGGGTTTGCGGTCTCGGTGTCGATTACTTCAATGTTGACAAGGTTTTTAATAAACGTGTCAAATTCTGACGGTACAACAATTTTGTTTATTTTAGACGCTTCGTATGCCATAAAGGCTAAGTCTTCTACGCCGATACCTGCCGCCATTTCTGACGCTTTGCGTTTGTATTTTCTTTCCCACATAACAATTACAAATAAGTTGGTTACAACTTCGTAAGTATTGTCAGCGGTTTCTACTTTTAATGTGAGTTTCATTATTTGCCTTTTGTGTCGGGCCTTTTCAGGCGTTTAATTAAACTTCAACGACGCTATAAACCCCGCCCGTAAAAACTACGGTGATTTGGCCGAGGGTGCCCAGCGCCATTTCGTACGGTAGGGCCTCGAGGTACGCCCCAGTTAGTGTCATGGTTGGATTGGTGGCCGTGCCTGGGCTTGTTGCGCTTGGCGACCACGAAACGGTTGTTTGCGTTCCGACAAGTGCTTTTAGTGTTGCGTAAGTTTCTGTAGCTGCAAACGATAGATACAGGTCAAGGCTCAACGTTGAGTTTTCGAGTCCAGCCGTGTAAACGCGGGAACCCGAACCAAAAGCGGTTGACTCGAGCGCCTCGATAGTCCTCGTAAAAGTTAAGCCGGTGCATTGGTCCTGCAGCGAAACGCTGTTAACGGTTACGTTTGGTGATGATAAATAAGTGCTAGTAGCCATGGGCTTTACTCCTCGTTTGTGTCTGTCTTAGTTTTAGCACCTTTAGGCGCCTTAACGGTGGATTGTTGAATAAAACCGCCTGCTATTAACGCCTCGACGTTAACGCCGTCTACTGGTTCGTATGTGTCGCCTGGGGTTCCTAAGCGTGGGCTAATTACGGTGTATTTCATGTTGCACCTATTCTAGGCGGTTGCCTGGGCTTGTAGGGATATGGTCAAGTCGTAGGCGGGTAGTTCGCTACCGCCGATTACCGCAACAGTTGGGCGCCCGTCGGTTACGCCAATTTTTTTAGTAATGACTTTGCTAGCCAAGTTAAGTAGTGACCGTTGCGCGTCAAGGTTGCCTGGTCCGAGCGTAATTATGCGTATCGGAAATGTCATATCTACGACGTTGTTAGCAAACACGGTAAAACTTGGCGCGTCAATGAACGCACACGGGGCAACCAGGTTGCGTGGGTCTGTTACTACCTGCAGGCCCGTAATGGTCGTTAGCGTGGCCGCTAAGTCGTCTAGCGCCTCGTTTAAAAGGTCTGTAAAAGCAACAGGCATTTAGGCAACCTGCGGGCGTGGGATACCTAAGAGCTGTTTAATCATTGGCGACAAACCAACGCTATTACCTGCAGGCAGACCGTCGAAACTAGCAAAATCGGTAACAGCGCCACGCTGTCTATACAGAAAACCCCCATAGGCGATAGTGCCCAGGGTGACGCTGTTACTTGGGCTTGTTGCCTTGGCGTCTATGTAACCGCTTTCTAGCCGGCGTTGAAAACAAAAATCGTTTGCAGCTGCAGCGCATTGTGTAAGAAACGCGGTATCGAGTGCCGACGCGGTGCCTATGCCGAGCCAGTCTTCGATTTGTTGCGCTGTAACCCATGTGCAAGAAATGGTACCTAGCGTTACGGTTCCTGTTGCCGTGGCGCGCGTAACGTTGGCGGCTGTTTTTGCATACAGAATTTGAAACGGTACGGGTACCTCGTAATTAAAAAGTAAATCGCCGTATTCATCTACGCCAATAAACAAAAACTCGGGTACATCTAAAACGGTTACGGTGCCGTTAAAAGTTGCGTCAACGCCTGCAATAACAATAGACGCGCCTACATAAACTTCGTTTGGTGTAAGCGTTTCTAAAACTGCGTAGTTGTCTATTAGCGTTTTATGCGCTACTTGGTATACCTGCGTCATGGCGGTTAGGCCGCCTTTCGGTTAGACGAATTTAACGAATTTTGTAGCGTCTGCCATGAAAGCGGCAGCGTAACCACGGTACGCAATAGTGCGGCCCAATGTGCTTGGTACGTCTACTGAAATTGCGCCCTTTTGCTGTTCGTAAAATTCAAACCCTGCGGCTGGTCCTGCTGCGTGGCCCATAAATGAACCTGGGGTATCTTTGTCGACTACCAAAACAAGACCTAGCGGGTTGCCGTTCCAGTTTGAAGCCGATAACTGGCCTGGTGCGTTCATTGCGCCAATTTGTGGGAATACTGGGCGGCCTGTGCTGTCAACCAATGAACCTAACGCGGCCCACGTTGTAGGTGTTACCACCATATGGGTAGGCAAGTAGTTACTGGTTGCGCTAATTTGGCGTGCGCCTTCATAGATAGCTGCAATCCAGTCTGCTGGGTCCGACGTGTCGGCAACTGCGCTGGTTTGTGTAATTGCTGCATGGCAAGTATCTACTGCGTAGTTGTTTGTTGCTTGTCCGTAGGCAATAGCCAACTGGTTTAGAACAATGTTAATTGAAGCGGGGTCACTCCAGTCGAGGTCCTGTTCTGACATTGTTACGTAAGTACCGAAAGTAAGTTTGTTTACGTTGTTATTTGCAACGGTGACAGTTGACGGGTCAAGTGCGTTTAGTTGGCCTGTTGGCTGTTGTGTTACCACGGGCCTCACTGTGATTTTTGGTCGGCGAAATGTTGCGCCTGCTTGTGGCATAGCCAATGCGCCGATAGCCGACACGAAAGGGCGAATAGGGTTTAGCGAGTCATACACGCTGCCGGTTATAATTTCTGGCAGGATACCAGGTGTATCGGCGGTCGTAATGTTTGGCGCTGCCGCTTGAACTTTTGCGTTCATTTCTGCGAGCACGCTTCCACCTTGCAACGACGCGGCGATAAATTCGCCTGCTGTTGGCAATTTGAATTGGCGCGGCTGTGCGTAAACGACTGGCGCTACGCTTGCGGCCTCGATAACGGCTGGGGTTTCTGTTGGCTGTGTCATGGTGTCTAACTCCTCGTTAGGTGTTTCGGTTTCTATATTAACTACTTGTTCGGCTTCTTGTGGGATACCCTGCGACGCGGCTACGCGGTCAACCGACGCGCCTGCAAAAGCGCCAAAAGGAACTAGCGACAACTCCTGCCAGTCGGCCATTTCAATAATCATCGTGCCCTTTTCGTCGTAACTAAAACGGGTAGGGTTCACTCCTACACTTACCGCGTCTAGCACGCCGTCTTTTGCCAATACCAGGGCCTCATTTCCCAGCGTGGTCTCGCTAATGCGGGCTTCGTACATCATGCCGCCAGGTGTATCAACCATGGCCGTTACAAGTCCTACGGCCTGGGTGCTGTCGTGCCCCAAATAAAGTTTTGGCATTTTGCCGCCGCTGTTCAAGCTGCCAGGCATAAACATAACTTTTGTACCGTCATTTACCGTTGCCTCGACGTTATACGGAAGCGCCAAGCCAGCCAATGTGCGGCGTGGCATGCCGTTAGGACCGGCGGCGTCTAGCGTTAATTCTTGTTGGGTTAATTTAAGCACTTGGCATTACTCCTACTTCGTCTACTTCTGCGGGTGTGTCATATTCGGATAAATAACTTTCGCTTAGATAATTTTCTATATCGAATTTTACATAACTGCCTCGAGGCAATACGTTACCCATTGACAACGTTTCGGCTATGCAATCCATGTAAAGTTTTGCGCCGAACATGTAGGCGTCCTGTCTTGCCTGGGTGCTGTTCTGATATGAATAACTACCCGTAGCAACGCCTAAAAGGTATGGCGGGCAATTTGCGAGCCTGCTGATTTCGAGTGCCTGGTATTCGCTAGCGGCGACCAACATTTGTTTACTTGCGTCGCTGTTTGTTTCGGTGTAAGTAACAAATTCATTTAAAACGGCTACAGAATTATTTAGGCGTGCGGCTTCAAAAGACTGGCCTAATTGTTGTAATTCTTGTTCGCTTAAAGGCTCCCCAGCGACCTGCCTCAATACGCCCGTAGGCAACAAACTGCTCGAATTGCGTAGCCTTGCCTGTTCCAGTTTAAGTGATGTCAAAATTGCGTTAGGACTTGTGTATAACAAACCTTGAATAGGGCTAATAAATTGCACGACGTCGCGGTGGTCAACTGGTAAACCGCTAAACATAATTTGTTTAGACGGTGCAAAAAAAACTGGACCGGCCTGGTCCTGCGTTAAAACCATTGCGGAGGGCATGCGTTGAAAACTTTTTGGATAGCCCGTGCTATCGCGCTCGGTGATGTAAAGGAACGCCCTCTGCGTAAAAAATAAATCGTCAAATAACCAAGCAAGCGTTGTGCTGTTTGGTAGCGACGGGTCCAGTTGGCGTGTCCAGGCGCGCGGTGCAATTTGAATTTGCTCTAGTTCGCGGCTAATGGGGTTCCAAATTTCGTTATACATTGACAACGGCGTACAAGCCACAACTGCAGCCAAAATATCGCGCGCCCTAGTAATAGCAGGTACGGCCATAGCGCGTTGGCGGTTATTACCTTGTGTAAACGCATAAAAGTTATCGAGTTGTGACGCGCCAATATTTGAACCAGTAGCTGCCGCTTTTACCGTGGTACCAATTGCGGCCTTGTTGACCTTGTTAAATAACGCCATGCGTTTAGTCTGCCATATCTATTAAAAGTTTGGTGGCACTACCCACGGTGAAGCGGTCTATTCTTTTCCCGACGAAAAGGTAAGCCGTCGCGGATAGTGCCAACACAATATTAGCGTGAAACGTTAATTACTAGCGGTTTGCCCACTAGCTGCGGTTTCGACGCTAAAGCGGCAGCCCAAACCATGCACCTAGCCAGGGTGATTGGTCCAGGGCTACGGGTAGACGATAGGGCCACGCTGCCCTGGTGTTTTATCAGTACGGCGCGCGCACAATGCTCGACTAATTGGTTTTCGCCGTGGTGGTAAATGCGGTTTTCTAAAATCATATTTCTAACGGGGCTAGTCCATTTCAATAACTCGCGATAGCCAACAATGGTTTTACGGCGTTCCATATTTGGCGGTAAATGTATTTCAAGGCCTGGCGTTATTGCTAGTCGTAGTGTTGGTCCTGCCGCTATTTCGGCTTCAACTAGGCGCCACATTTCGGCAAGTGTGCCTGCAACAAACGCAACTGTAATAGCGGTTTTTAGCCCTACTTGTATGGCTCTAACGCCAACGTATAGCGCGCCGTCGGTGTCAACCTCAATAGCAAGTATTCCGCCAGCCGGTATCGGGTCATCACTTTTTAAGGCTTCAAATACCCCAGGCTCTAGCCACCCGTGCATGGTTGCAGTCCAGGTATTAACCGACGCTCGTAAAAACGCGTTACGGTTTGGGGCTTCGCTTTCTGCCTCGATTACTTCCATTTCTAACGTGTGCCCCAGCGCAGGGTTGGCATACGCCCAGGCTTCGGGTGTCATTAAATCCATTGACGGCGGCGGGCTAAACTCGGCAAAATAAAGTTTGGTTTGTTCGTTGCTATCAATTGCCCGTAATCCTTGTTCACGCCAACGCAACATGGCTTTCGAGTCTTGCGTGCCCGCTGTGCTCATCATCACAAATAGAGGGTTTTTGCGCGCACGTTGCGACGGTAATAAACCTTCGTCTATAGCGGCTTCGCTAATATCCCAAACCTCATCGGCTACCACTAAATCGACGCTATAACCGTGACCAGCTGCAGGCGTGGCCGCACGTGGAAACCATACGCTGTTGTCTGGCATTGTTAGCACCATGCGCCCATAGGACCATGAAACATGGGCGCCAAATTTGGTTTCAAGTATCGGCGCCAGGTATGTGAACAACGCGGTAGCCAAATCAAGTTTGTGAGCCACGGTAATAACCGTTTGCGCCTGGCCACGCGCTTTACCTTGCGTAGTCAACCACCAACCGACAAGCGACGCAATAGCAACCGTTTTACCGTTCTGCCGTGCAACAGACACAAGCCCAACA